TGATACGGCTTATGCCATGTCGTGTTGCGCGTTCTAATTTAAAATTGCCCGGCGTTAGTGTCTGTGTTGAGATAATCGGCGCGAAATATTCCGCCGCCTGTGAAAATATCTGTAATGTTCTGCCGCCAAAAACAGATTCAATCGCGTTCACTTCGTCATCATCAATCGTGGCTTCAATGGCATCATCATCATTACCGCTACCAAGGTCAAAGTTAAAGAATCCTGCAAGTTTAGAGCCCCAGATTGTAGAGGGGCGGCTTCTTGAACCTCCAAACCATAATCTTTGCTGAAAGAAGGCCGCGCTTCTAGGCCATCCCCGCGTTGCACTCCATACCGCTTCCGCGCCATCGCCAAAATCAAACGTAGGGATATTAGATAAAGTTAACGCACTTGCCGCCCATGACGTGCTGGATGATCGTACAATTTTAAGCGGCGGTAGGTCAGGGTGAATCAAAATCACCGTGTCCAGTGATTGAATATAGTCCATGCTATTGATAATATCAGCAGTAAGCGTTGATAAATTTGTTGTTACCGTTGCTTGCAGAACATCATCTTCATAAACTTTTAATTCACCGGGCGTAAAGGCCAGCAGATAAGTTTGGTCAATATTAAATTGAAAAGAAACCAAGCGCCCCTGTTGGCTTGTCGTTGTGGTCGCAACGTATTTTGAACCGGGTCTGCGCTTGATTCCACCAAGGGGAGCAACATAAACATTTCGCAATCGCGCCGCGCCGTTCAAGTAAATGTCCCGATCAACCCGCCCCAACAAAGCAGGGCTGATCTCGCCAGCCGCAAAACTTGTTTGATTGAGTAGTGTCTTAGCCATTTATCCTCGTGAATTTAAAGCGGTAAAAGCAATGTCCGGTATTCTTTGTGTTGGTTGCTGTTGCGCGTCAAGCTGTCTGGCGCGGGCTGTTTCTTTATCTGCGGCACGATCAAAAACATTCATTTTACCCCCGTCCTCTTGCAAGGACATGGCAAACAGCCGTGCCAGGTGAAAGTTTAATGCGCGGATGAAATAGCTTGGCATGTCGGCTTCGCTAACATTGCGCTGGTAAATAACTCTTGCGGGCTTTACGTTTGTGTAAATCTGTCGTCCGTATAATTCGTATTCTTGCGCATTTTCTAACTGGATGATACGCAAGCAATCGCTTGGTAGTTGATACTGATAATTCCATGAAAAATCAGGCGGGGACGATAATGCGCCGCCAAGATCAACTTGTCTTAATGAAAACCGCCAAGGGTAATACTGCAAAAGAGTTTTTTTAGTGTCCTTATAAACGCTATTTGCAAGTTTGGCTTCCACTGTATTATCTGAAAAAGATGTGATATCGTCCGCGCCGACCATAATTAAAGACGTGTTGCATATTGAAATATCTGTTGTCATTGCTTGTCTTTCTGGCATCAAGAGGCTGTACGAACATAGAAGCAGAAGCGAGAAACCCGCTTCTGCTTAATTTTACTTTAACTCAATGCCGCCAATGCGCCAACAGTTACAGTAGCCGCGCCAGTCGCCGAAGTTACCTGCGCTAAGCCTGTGCCGTTGCTGCCACCGAGTATGATGAGATCATAACGCTTTAGCTGGTTTGTCGCACTGTTGAAGTAGCCAGAAGCCGCCATCGTCGCCACTGTTGCTGCTTCCTGATACAACCAAGTGTCAACCAAAGTTGAATTGGCGTGGTCAGATACTTTGTGCAAGTTTGCTTGTGAATAAGCCATAGTATTAGTTCCTTTCTGTTACGCTTGACGCGCTGTGATTTTGACAATACCAGTACCGTCAATGGCAACCGCGCCACAAGAGAACATAACAGTTGACAAGAATGCCAATTTTTCTGGAACGTAATTTGTTTCGCTTTTCATTTCCATGTTAAGACCAAGGCCAACGGAATCGCGGTGGAAGCCAAACAGTGTCACATCGTTTGAGCCATCTTTTGGAAGCCCTGTGAGTGTGCCATCGTTTTCCGTGCGATCATTGATTGTCACAATGTTAAAGCCGAGGTAAGGCTTGATATTGCCTTTAGCTGTAACATCAAATCTTTGCTGACCGTAATCAGAGCTGATAAATTTATCATCATTCAATAGATTACGATACGCGCGGTGATTCATAACAATCGTGCGCCCGTCTTGTGGAACGCCGTTATCATCAAGCGCACCCATAGCCGCAAGAAACTTCGCAAAGTTCATGTCAGTGTTTGCACCACCAACGCTGCTTGCAACTGTTCCTGTACCACCTGCGGCGGCAAGTGCATCAATCAAGATTCTATCCATGCGGCGACCACAAGCGTTCCGAAGAATGTCTGCAAGTTCCGTGATTTCATCAAAATTGATTTGCTTGTTTTTGAAAATGTCCGTGTAATCGGCAGCGTACCAATCATTCATTGCCGCTGTGACTGGCGCGTGTGCTACATCACTTGGGACAACGTCTGTGTGCATTGCTTTTTGAAAGGCAACGCCTTTGTTCATTACTGGGAATTGGATTGTTTTTGCACCAGCAACGCTTTTTTCACGAACCAAACCTTTTAAAGAATAACCTTCTTGGTAAACTTTGTGGACTTGGCTGTCAAAAAGGGTTACAGCACTATCATTGATTTCAATAGTCATTTGTGTTCCTCCATGAAACATTAAGTTGATTTTTTTTAATCAGCTTTGGTTGTTCCTCTTAGGAGGGCCATTGCCTAAGTGTTTTCGCTACACTTAGCGGCGGGACAGAACGTGGCTCAAGTAAAAGAGTTAATCACTAAAGTAGTTCCGCAATTAACACTTTACATCGTAGCGATTTTATTTGCAAGAGCCATTGCTTCCTGCTGTTTTTCTCTGTTTGATTTAATATCAGGCTCACTTAGCAATGTGTTTAGCTTCCCTTGGAAGTCTTTTTTCGATTCACTGCCAACACCTTCACCGGGCTTAGAAGGGATTTGTTTATCTGACGCGCGAATGATTTTATATAATAATTTTGCTTGTTCGGCTGTATAAACCATCCCTTCTAATGCTTCGCGCTCGGCTGGTAACAGCTTCGTGGCGGCGTAAGATTCAAGGCTGGAAAGCATTTTTTCGCCATCCTCGCCCATCTTTTTTAATTCTTCATCATAGACAGGAACATCAAAATAGCCCGCGTCTTGTGCATATTTGAGAACGGCGTCTGCCTGACCGTTTGTAAGTCCTGCTTCTTTTGCAAAGTCTGAATAGTGCGTGACAATATCTTCTTCAAGGCCGTAGGTTTCTTCAAATTCATACTTATCAGGCGCAACCTTTCCTTTTTCTTTCAAGGTTTTTTCTAATTCAGAATAAGATTTCGCCATATCCTCGGCTGATTTAAACTTTTCTGGAAGCCATTTGGGTCGTTCACCGTCATCCGCTTTTTCTTCTTTGCCGTCCGCTTTTTTAATTGCGTCCTCAACGCTGATTACCTCGCCATCACGATCAAGCAATTCACCACTAGGCTTGCTTGGCGCGGCGGCTTCTTCTGTTACAGCTTCTTCTGTTACAGCTTCTTTAGTTACAGCTTCTTTAGTTACGGCTTCTTCAACCTGTGCGGCATCCGTCATTTGGTCAACTCCCTGTTGATTAAAGTCTTAATATATTTTACTACGTTTTGTTCGCCAATTCTGGCAAACGTCAGGTTGCTCATGGCCACGCCATCATTGGCGTTCTGAATTAAAGTGGGTTTATCAAAGCGTGATTCTAAAATATCCAGCACACTTTCGCCATCGGCTGTAGCAAACAAGCGTTTAAAAACAGCACTCACCTCATCTAAATCATTATATTTATTTTCCACTTGGTTGCCCCTGCTGTGCCATCATTGCTTGCGCCGCCATCTGCTTTTCAGCAACCTCTTTGTTTTGTTCTTTTTCTGCTTTGCTATACGTCAATCGTTCGGGAACATTTAATTGATCGCCGATAAAGTCAATAACCTCATCCGCTTTAATCGCACCCATTCCAACTTCGGGGCCAAAGCTACCTAAAGCAAACTCAATGAAGCGAACCACATTGTTAATCTCGTCTTGCTGCTGCGATTGCGCAAGAGGGGATACAGCGTCAATCGCTATCATGTGGCCATCAACTTTAAAATCATTCATGTTGATAATGTTTAACTTATCCAACTGATACAAACATATATTCACAAGCGGGTTAATCAATTCATATTGCAAGCGACCGTATGCGCTGCCAATGCGCTTGGCTAGTTCTTGCTGTCTAATGCTGATCTCTGTGGCTGTCTTAACAGGAAGGTTTACAGACCCCAGCGGCTCTGTGTACATCTGATCGTTTATGCTGGCCTCAAGGCGTTCGATTTCCATCTGCCCTGCTTGCAAGTTACCACCTGTTGGAAGCGGTTTAATGCT